TTCGTGCCGAAAAGCGATTTGCGCTGAGCCAAGACAGCTGATCCGAACCCCCGCCCGGAGGGGCGGGCGGGGGACACTGATCGGAAGTTGCGCGGTACCCGGCGCTGCGGCGCAACATGCTTCGACGTATCTTCAGACGCAACATTAGGTGACGCCCGTAAGATCCTCACACGACGTTGTTATCTTGTTCGAAGAAGGTGCGGGAAGGCCAAGCCCAGAACGCAAAAAAGCCGCCCGGCAGATCGGACCCCCGTCCAACCCACCGAGCGGCTTGGCCTGGGTTGCCCCAGGTCTTGAATGCCGATCCCTTGCGGGAGAGCGGCTGACATTCTGATCCTACGCCAGAAGCGCCCGCCTCGCCCAGCCATACAGGAAACGCTCCTGGGAGGCATTCCCCTCTGCTATCTCCAGATAGCGCCCCATCTGCATGGCCCGCAGCATCCGGACCAGCACCACCACCCCTTCGGCCCCGCGGTAGGCGAGGAACTGCGTCAGGGCGTGGCGGGTCAGGGCGCCACATAGGCCGTCGACGGTCAGGTCAGGGTAGCGGCTCTGCTGGTCGTTCAGGCCGTTGAGGGCTCGCTGCAGCATCTTCCCGGCCGCCGCCTGGCCCATGTTGATCCCGGTATCCAGCAGCCACGCGGCGACCTCGGGACAGATACCGTCGATCAGGTCGAAGCCGGGCTGCATCCAGTAGCGGGCGCGGTAGATTTCCAGCGCCATGTCCTTCGTCAGGTCCCGCATGGCGCCGCGGTATCCAAAGGCACGGGCGACGGCCACGGTCACGCCGTGGTTCGTCTCCCCTCCCCTGTCGCTCGGGTCGTTGACGTAACCGCCCTCAGTGAGAGCGGTCTTCGCCATCTGGGCATCGAAGGTGCCCATCACCCAGCCCCCAGCAGCCGCCGGACCTTGGCGAGCGCGGCCTCGGCCTCGTCCAGCGCGACGGCGATCGGCCCCAGGTCCACCACCTCCGGCTCTTCCTCGGCGGGGTGCTGAGGCTGCTCAGTCTGACCAGGTTCCTCGACGGGCTGCTCAGGCTCGACAGGCGGCACGGGAGCCCCCTGCCCCGGCACCCCCTTCCCGTCCAGCAACACGCCCGCCCAGGTCGTGACGAAGGCCTTCACCTCCTCGACCGGGCGCAGCGCGTAGGTGTAGGGCATCTGGAAATCGGTGGTGCTCGCCCCGTTCTGCGCCGAAGCCTCACCCTTCTCGACCTTCCCCCAGGTCGGGTTCTCGATGAGGTTCCCCTTCAAATTCCATTTTCCGACCGTCTTGCTGTCTTCGCTGACGATCGGGTTGTGCACGTTCTCGAAGACGTTGTTCTCAATCAGCGCCTCGGCACCCTGGCGGATGTTGCAGCCGCTGGTCTCCACGTTCTTCAGGTAGTTGTTGTAGAAGTGGCCCTTGCCGCCTCGGAGCAGCGGGCAGCGCGAGCCCACCTCGTGATAGTAATTGTGGTTCCAGGTGATCTCGGTGCTGTCGATATCGCTATCGCTCGATCCGACCAGCCCAACCTTATGATGGTCGAAGAACTCGTTGAAGATTATCGCGATCTTCCGAGTGTTGTGCTTCAGGTCGCAGAGGCCGTCAAAGTGGTCCTTGTCCACCTGCATGCTGCCGCGGCAGCGATTGTGCAAGATGATGCCCATCTGACAGTTCTTCTCAACGCCGATGGCATCCTTCGGGCCCTGGTTTACGCGCGCAATATCGAGGTTTCCGATCACGAAATCCTCGCAGGCATCCGCCACATGCACGCCTACATCGGTGATCTTGGCCGTGCCGTTGCCGATCAGGCTCCAGCGGCTCTGCTTCTTGATGTCGATGGCAGACCCTTTGGTGTTGGCGTCCGTTATGTCGCCATCCACGAACCAGATCACCGGCTCCGGGCTCTTCTCCTTGCTGCGCGCCGCAGCGGCTGCGTTCAGCTCGTCGCCGGTCTTGACCGTGACGACCTTGCCTCCATGGCCGCCGCGGGTGCCCCGCGCATAGCCAGCATGATCGTCGTAGCGGGTGATATCGAGCATATGGTCTCTCCTACTCAGGGATGTGCTTCCAGTTTTGCCCGCGCGCGATGTGGAAGATGGCTTGCGGGCTCACGGAGAACTGAGCGCCGAGCCGGTGATAAGGCTCACCTGCAGCGCGTCGGCGCTTGATTTCAGTGACCTGCGCAGCCGTCAGTTTAGCCTTCGCGCTGCGCTCGCCTCGCGCTTGCCTGCCAAGACGGATAGTGTCTTGCGCGTTCTCTCTCTGCGTCGCCCAGCGCAGGTTTGCCGCACTGTTGTTCAAGCGGTTACAGTCGCTATGCGCGACCTGGTGCTGACTGGATGGAGCGGGTCCGTGGAATGCTTCACACACCAACCGATGGACGGTGACAGATCCTCTCCACCCCGGCCTTGTCATGGCGCAGTAGAGATAGCCGCCCTTGTTATCGGTCTTTTTGACGTACCCTGGGCCGAAGTGATTTGGCTTCGCCCGCGGCACTGTCCGGCGCCGGATCTGCCCGTCGCTCGATGCCTCATAGTCAGGAAAAGACGGTATGACGCGCCACTCGGGCGCGCTATCAATCTGCTCAGCCATTGAGCCTCCAGACGGGCTTGGTGGTCAGGGTCGCGAGAGGTGTTTCCAGCACCGATCGCGGCCCGCATTTTGCCTGAAAACCTAGTGTTTTCCGTGCAGTATTAGATTCTAAATGGACCTATCGAGGACGCGGATTAAACCGGTCCATCAGCTCGTCGGCCGTGGCGGTGGGATCGGGCTGAGGGGCGGCCACGACGACAGGCGCGGTGGTGGCGATTGCTGCGGGCTGAGCGGTGCTGGTGACGTGAGATGCCAGCATGTCCATCCGGTTGTTGGCCGCATGGGAGGCCGTCGAGTTGCCGAAGAAGAACTGGATGATCCCGCCGAGCACGCCCGAGACGCCGGCTAAGGCAGTGGCGTAGAACTCGCCCGAGCCCACCGGCAGCCCATAGGTCGCCATGCGCAGCACCATGAAGGCCCAGACCGCCAGGATGGCCGCGCCGCCAGACACCTGGGCCCAGGCGATCAAGCTGACCTGCGTTCCCATCTGTCGGGCGTTCGCAACGTCGGCCAACTCGGCCTGCCGTGTCCGCAAGGCGATCTCTGCCAGGTGCTTCTGTAGCTCGGCCTTCTTCTCGGGCGGCAGGCCAGCAATCACGGCCGGGTCATCAGTGCCTGCGACGGAGCGCACCACGTCCGTCACCTGCGCTGCCACCTTGCCGGCCTTGTCTCCGACCAGCGCGTCCAGCAGCACAGGCGCAAGCCCGAGAGCCGCCGCTATGAGGGGCGCCATGGGTTCTCCAGATTATTGGGGGTGCCCGGGTGCCGCCGGGCGGCGGATCACTACGCAGCGAATAACGAAGGTGAATGCGGAAGCGGACGCATCAGCCCATTGGCCCGCCAGCCTCTGAGCAGGTGAGTGCCATGGCACGTATTGGAAACGATGACGGCGCAGCACTGGCGCCGTCGAACGGCCTTGCCCACATTCTGAGTGTCGAGACGATTTCCGGTCCGGGGCTGGATGCGTCGCACCTCGTGGCGATCCGGTACCGGGTGGCGTTCCGCTCCAGTTTCGTCGTCATGAGCTCTGAGCGGGCGGCGGAGCTCGGGATCTACGAGGCCCTCCAAGAAGGTCATCTGGTTCCGATCCCACGAGTGTAGAGCCGCCGGGCGGCGGGCCACGAATACGCAATGTTAATGAGAGTGAATGTCATTTATCGCTTGTGCGCCTATCCGCAGCCTCCTCGCATGAGGAGACAGGCCGCATGGCTCTAAAGATTGTTGAAGGAACGGACAGGACTTGCGTCCTCCCGGACGGCCTAGCGCGCATTCTCAGGATCGAGAGCTTGTCCGATCCCAGGTCAGAAGACGATCCACGGTACGTTGTCGTTACCTACCAGACCTCAGCCGGACCAAACTTTGTCGTAGTGTCCGAGGCTCGTGCAGATGAACTCGGTCTCGAAGTGGCTTTTCACACCGGCAGCTTGGTCCCGATCCCGAAGCGCCTTCACCGACCCAACTAACGAATGAGGCGCGGTTAGTCCGGCCGCTTCCCGGCGCGGGTATGCAGGGCCGGAACCGGCGCAATACCTTCAGGCATGGGCAGGCCGAACTTCCCGGCCGCGTAGGCCTGCTCGATCCGGTCGTTTGCCGTGTGCCGCATGGCGCGCAGATCATCGTGGCATTCGCGCGCCAGGTCCCAGCCCCGATCGCGGTCTGCCTCGGTTCGGACTAGCGTCTCGGACTTCGCGGCCAAGCGAGTATCGAGGCGGCCTAGCTCAGCGCGGTGCCTGCGGCCCGCCGCATCCATTTCCTGCTGCCGCTCCTCAAGCTGGGCAGTGAGGTTGGCAATCTGCTTATCCCGGCTCGCGTCAAGGGCTGCGAAGCCACTGGTGAGCCGTGCCTGCCGGTTCTGCTCCTTGGTGTCGTCCACCTTTCCCACGTCGCGCTGCTCGCGCTTGAACTCCCGCCAGGCTCTCCAGCATTGCAGGAGCACCCAGAACCCAAAGCCGATGGCGCCGCCATAGACCGGGTGGACCTGCTTCAGCAGATCAACCGGCAGCGCGTCCATCAATCACGGGCTCGGAAGAGGACGTGCGCCACGATGTAGGCGTTCATCCCGACCATCATGAGGTACAGGGCCTCGACGTGGTGGGGCCCCAGCTTCAGCCACATCGACCAGTAGAGAATGAAGAACCAGCAGCCGATCGTGCCGGCCAGGATGAAGCGGAGCCACTTTGCAGGCTGCAGCAGGGGGTGCCGCGGGTCGTCGGGGTCGTCCAGATGGAGGGCGACTGGCTGGCACGCAGCGGCCAGGCCGATGACGGTGAACCACAGCCACCACGGCGCCTTGTCGCCGATGAAGGACATGCTGGGCGACACCTGCGGGTCGGCGTGGTTCCATGCTGCGAGCACCACGAACAGCGCCGTGGCGAAGCCGGACGCGATGTCAAAAAGGTCCGCCGGCTTGTGCACCAGGCGGCTGAACCATAAGCGGATGCGGTGGATTGCACTCATCACTCAGACCCCACCACCGTTCGTGCCACGCGCGGCATCTAACCCCTCCCCCTCTGCGGCATGGTCACAGCACGGCCACACCGATGCGGAGCCCGACCCAACGCATGGCGTTCTTCAGTTCACCCTCGGGCGAAGTGTCGATCGCGCCGGCCGCGACGATTTGCGCCGCGACCGCCCCCACAGCGCCGACTACGTAGTTCCCGCTGGACACGCGGGCGCCCAGAACGAATTCGTTCAAATCCAAAGCCCCCGTGGGGGTGGTCAACGTACCTGAGGCGTAGGGCGTGGCCGGGTCCAGGCCGTCCATGTAGATCTTGATATCGGCCCCCACCTTATGCAGCGCGAGGACGTGCCAGGCGCTGTCGTCGCCACCGCCCGCGCTGGCAATGGTTTGCGCGGAACCGGAGGAACCCACCACCACCGCATGGCGCCCGTTCGCCACGTTCTGGCGCAACTCTATCCTGGGCGGCGTGCCCGTCGCGGTCTTCCACCAGCCGCCGAGATAGCGCGGCGTGCCGCTGGCAGTAGTGATGCGGCAGCCGATCACCCAAGCGGCCTCGCCGGTTCCCACCGTTGCGGAGGCGAAAGCCGCCACCAGTTCGGGGAACGCGCCAAAGGTGCGAAGCGCCTCCGTGCTGAGCCGCAGCGCCCCTTTGTCTCCTTTCTGCCCTTCGCCGGTAAGCAGTAGGGGCCGCTCCGAAGCCTGCGCCGCGGTCAGCTTCTTGGCGGGATCATAGAGATGCCGCCACTCCAGCGCGCGTCCGGTGCCGTCGTCCACCACCGAGGTCATGTCCATGGCCGCGGCCAGCTTGGCACCAAGGTTGGACGGAACCCAGGTAAAGGCCGTCGTGGCAAAGGCGTCACTCAGCGCGACCGGGTAGCCGCTTGGGGTATCCACCCTCACCCGGTATCCAGTTCCCGCAGCGGGAGCGATGCCGGCGAATGTCGCCACGCCGCCAGATACCGCCACGGTAACAGGCGCCCCAACAGGAGTGCTGTTTGCGTCGAGCAACTGGAAGCGGACGGAGGGCACGTTCACCGCCGCGACGGACATCGTTACCTGCGCGCCCTCATACACATTCGCCGGCTGCGCCGTGACGGTGATGGACTGCACCAGCGCATCGTCCGAGGCGAAGCGCCAGTCGGCGCCGTCCGTGTAGACCGGCCGGTTCGGGCGGGTGCCATCCGCCACCATACCCTGCCATTGGCTCCGCGCTGCCGCTGTGACCGGAGAGGGGAGCTTGGCGAGCGTGAGTAGGCCCGCATTGGATCCCGTCTCATAGACCTCGGTTCCGGTGCCCAGATCCTCGATCGTGGTGGCGCCCCGCGTAAGATTGAATGAAAGGGGATGCGTGACGATCTTCGTGCCGGTCACACCCGCACCGATATAGATGGCCCGGCCCGCTCCGCCTGTTTCTTGGCGGATAAGCGGATTGATGATGTGGGTGTCATTTGCGTAGATCGCAAAGGCGGCCTTGTCCGCCCCGGCAATCTCAGCCCGGCAATTCTCGAAGGTAGTCCGGACTGACCGGTTGGTGACGCGGTACGCCGAACGCACGGGGTTGTCTGCAGTATAGCGCATGCGCACACGTCCATTGCGGAACAGCACGTCCTCGCAATCGTCGCGCGCAACGGCGCCGTTCAGGTAGTTGTCACCTTCACGGTTGGCTAGGGTAAACCCGTCCACCGTAATGCGCTTGCAGGCACTAGCGAACAAGCCGCCCTGGTTCGTGGAACTAGTGCTGTCGGTGCCGTCGCGGTTGAGGCCACGGCGTAACCCGCGAGCGATCAGGTTCTCGAAGCGGGTGTCCTCGCAAGACGCGAAGTTAAAGCCCGCTATCGCGCCCTGCGAGGACAGGTTTGAAACAACCCCGCCCTTGAAGATCAGATACTTCCAGGATGCCGCGTAAGGGTTGTTGCTGTCCGTGCAGTTCGTGACGATGCAGCCTTCATTCGGCATGTCGTTGGTCGGAGTGAGGACGCTGCCATCCTCTGGCATTTCGTCCTCTTCCCAACTGAGGCGACCGGCCCAGTATTGCGCATGCGGCGGTGCTCCTGAAGTCAGCCAGGTCGTATCGAAGTTCTGGTGCCCATCCACGATGGCCTGGACCTGATTGCCACCGAGGAGGCCGAAGTCGCAGCGCCGCGTCACAAGCCCGCGGATACGGTTGCCGTAAGCCTGCAGGGTGGTGCGGTTGGCGGATCGCAGGCGAATGCCGGTCGCGAAGTCCTCGATCTCGATGTCTGAAAGGAGGCTGTAGTTCGCGCCGAGGTAATAGATGGCCGCTGCCCGCGTGTAGGCTTGGTCGCCATTGAACGTCGAGCCAGAGATGACCGTCTTCGGCACCGGGTTCTTAAAGAACAGCCCCTTCAGACCGACGTTATCCGCTACCAGCCGGAGCGCATGGCGCCCATAGGTCGCCTGCTGGATCTGTGAAGACCGACCCTGCCCGACCAAGCGGGTGAGCGGCTGATCGCAGATCACCTCGTCCGTGATCTTGAGCACGCCCTGCGTCGCACGCCAGGTGACGCGTTTGCCGCTTCGCATGCAGTTCTGTAGCGGTCCGGTATCGTCGGAGGTGCCGTCCAGCTTGGCCTTGAAGTCACTCTCGATGTCGGGGAACTCGCGCAGCTTCTGCAACTGCGTGAGCGGCAGCGGATCGGCGTCCGTGGCGCGGTAGGTGGTACGCTCCACCACCACGGTCTCGGCAGTCGCGGCGGCAATGACTGGCACCCCGGCGACCGCCCCCGCCACCTCCCCCGCCTGGGTGGCGACGGTCGCGGCGGCGGCGGTGACTTGTTCGACAGCGGGGGCCACAGCCTCCACGGCTATCTCAGCCGCTGATGCTGCTCCTGCAGAGGCACCAGCAGCCGCTCCAGCTTCTGCACCAGACGCTGCGCCCGCGCTACGTCCGGCAGCGATGCCGGCGGACGCGCCAGCCGCAGCGCCCGCGGCAGATACCGCAGCCCACGGGATTTCGCCCGTCGAGGTCACGGCGATCCCGCCAAGGCTATCCACGTCGAACTGGATCTCGACCGCCTCGGCCGTCACATCGCCCAGCAGCAGAGAGGCCTGGACGGTGTAGGTACCCACCATCTCGCCCGGCACGTCCACCCGCCATTGTCCGGGGACAGTCTGAACGGGCTCGACCGACTGCGCGGGGCTGTCGTAGTCAGCGAGGGTCGGCAGCCAGTACAGAGCCGCGAGCGTGCCCTCGATCGGTAGCAGCGCGTCAGTCACTTCATCAAAGGCTTCGATCCACACGGACACCGTGGAGCCGATCGTGCGGCGCTTGCGGCGGGCGTCTCGATACGCACCGATGCGCGCACGCAGCAGCACGGCCGGGGAGGTCGTCTCCGACATGCAGGTACTCCAGGATGCAGGAGGGTGGTGGCTAGAGCGCCGCGGCGGCCTTGAAGAGCTGGTCCAATTGCGCGTCGGTCAGTGGAACGCTGGCGGCCAAGCTGGCAACAAGTGTGCTGTGCCGGTCGATAGTGGAGGCGTACTGCCACTCCACCTGCGCAGCGCGATCTGCCTTCGCTACGGCAGCATCCACCTGATCCAGCAGATCGGCCTGCAGCAGAGCAAGGCGGGCCTGTCGGGCGGTAATGGAGGTTGGAACGGGCGGAGGCCCAGAAGCGGGCGCTGGCGCATCTACCAGAGCACCGTCCTGCCACCGCTTACGCTGACTAGCCTGTGACCATTCGGCCCAGTCCTCATCGGAAATCGGGATTGCCTCTGGGGGAATGCTCGGGCTGAAGTTCGCGGCATAGAAGGCCAGCGCGCGGCCGTCGCCGTCGACGACGACGTATTTCTGTCCAAGTCCGTCAGTCATATTCAGTGCCCCACAGCGATCCAGAAGAATGCTGCGCTGCCGAACGTCACCCCCCCTGCCGTGACGACAGCAGAGCTGATGATCGTTCCGGCCTGCGTCTTGAGATTGTCGCCGAAGACCCGGCAGGACCCGGGTCCCCATCCATCCGCAGAGGCTTCCATGGCGAGCACAATGTGGCACGCGTTGGGGAAGGTGAGCGGGAAGGCGAAGTTCACGACACCACCGACGTCAGTGGAATTCGATCCCCACTGAACAACAAGGCCGTTGGGGAACTTGCAGTATCCGTTCGTCCCTAGCGAGACAGCGTGGCCACCAAGCTCGGTGAACCCGCTGTTCTTAGCTACCTTGTCGGCAAGCCGGGCCTTTACTGCCTCGCGTACCGCAACCGTGTTGCCGGCCGACGGCGTCTGACCTCCATAGGCAATAAGCTCGACGAGGTTGCCATAGAGCCAGTTGTCCTTGTCATCCAGCCACTGGAAGAGGGCGTTGAACTCTTCCACGGTGGGGGGATTGGCGCCGAGATGCGCAAACCCCGCAGCGGCCTGTCCATCGGTCGGCTCGGTGGCAACGCCAGTGGACGCCCACCGCTTGGTGAAGCGATCAAAGAAGGCCATGACGGCTCCTAGAGCGGGTTGAGATTGCTGGAGGAGGCGCGAGCCATCGCGCCCTGATTGAAGCCAGTGGCGCCTGGCTGACCCTCGAAGCCGAAAAAGCTTGGCGTGTAGTAGTTGAAGTTGATCCGGACCCCGGCGGCACGCGGCAGCAAGGGCTCGACAAGAGCTTCGGTCGTATCCTCGGCAGAGGGGATGCGCCCGATCCACGCCTCAATGACGCCCGGCGCCCCGTCACGCACGGAGACCATATCCGTGGCAAAAGCCCGCCGCAGGGAAGCGGCAATTTCAGTAGCCGTCCCGTGCCCATTGTTCAGAGCGATCTTGGCCCGGATCATAGTCCGGTACTCGGCGTCTGCTGCCGTGTAACTGGTGGCGATCGGCTCACCGTCGCGCCGCATGCGCGCCACACCGAACGCCCGGCCGGCAGGCTGCGACTGAAAGCCGAAATAGGCGATATAGACGCCGTTCGGGATATCGCGCGTGATGCCGACGATGGAACCGATCAGGTCCAGATGGGAACCTACGGCGGCGTCGAGCCCTTTGTCCCCGGCCAGACCGTCCAGGGCAGAGGCCGCAGCCGTGAGGGGCGGATAGAATGCCCGAACGAAGCCTTCCGTCTTGGACTTGTTGGCGTGCTGGCGAAGGATGTGGCTCCAGGCCACCTCATCCTGCGGAAGCCGAGCCATCAGCTCACCTGCGTCCGAGCGGCCGAGAAGGCGGCGCGCTCCCGCGGACCAATCGTGATGTCCGTCGAAGTGTAGTCACCTGGTGCCGGGGTGGTGTCGCTGACCACGGCAGTCAGTGCCACGCGCGCCACACCAGTCGTCGCGGCAAAGACTGCGGCAGCGATGCGCTGCAGGAGCACGTCCTCGCCCACCCCAAGGTCATTTCCGGCAGCGACCATCGCCTGGCGGGCCCGCTCGGCCACGTCGCCGGGAACCGTCTCCTCGTTGGTCGTGGTGAGTACCGCCTTGAGCCAGACGAGCTGCGGCTCGGGGCGCGAGAACCCGATCGGGTGAGGGAAGCCGGTGTCGTCCAGAGCGACCGCGCTGGTGTTGCCGTAGGCGGTGATCCCAGCCGCCTTCAGGGCAAAGATCCGGGCCGCGATGTCCCCGCTGTCGCCGCCTTCGATGACAACTTCGATGGAGTGAGGCGGTCGGCCATCAGTGTCGGTCGCGCTGGTTGAGTTCTCATAGACCGCGAGGCTGGAAACCCCCCGAATGTCCTGCTCGAGGTTCGCCTTGATGGAGGGCAGCGTGGCCGCACCCAGGCGGTAGACCCCTGTGGCGTAACGGGCACGGAGATCCTCGTCAGTCTCCAGCAGCGTGCCGAGCGAGGCTGCGGCCGGTTGCCGAACGGCGTTCCAGCCGGACGTCGGCGTGACGATGGTAGTCAGCGAACCGGCCGGCGCGGCGACCGCCCCCTGCTCAAGCGCCAGAACCGTGCCCGGGCTGCCGAGTTCGCCCAAGGTCAGGGAGGCGGACCATTCCGTCGTGAAGGAGGTCAGGCTGGTGATCCGGAAGCGGTCCGAACTGGCCGAGACGGTGGCCCCCAGGACGATCAGGTCGGCCGCCAGGGCGTTCACCACGTCCGTGGCGCTGTCCCCCGTCTCCGCGACATAGGTGGCGCCGAGGCCGTTCCACATGACCGTGTAGGAGGATCCCGCGGCGACGGGGGCCGGCACAATGAGCAGCAGGTCCGCCGCATTGTCCCGCGTGATCGTCACGTCGGCCGGTAGCTCGAAGCGCGCCAAGCTTGGGGAGCCGGGCTCCAGGTAGGTGCTCTCGATGACCGAACCCACCTGAACCACGGTCCCCTGGTCCCCGTAGAACAGCAGACGCGCGGCGCTGAAGGATGGCTGGATCCGGATCACCCCGGCGTAGCTGACGGCGTAGTCGAGGGCGACGCCCTGGGCGGTGGCAGGGAAGGCTGACAGGTAGACGGCCTCGGCCAGCTCCCAGATTGCTGCTTCCCGCTCCGCGAAGATGCTCACGAACTGGCCCGTCAGGCTGTCCGGGGTCTCGTCGAAGGTCTGGCCCGTGCGGGTCCGGAGGTCGTCGAAGATCGCCCGGCGGATTTCCGGCAGTCGCATGCGGACGAAGCCACCGGCCCCGAGGCCATAGCTGAGCGTTTCGGACACGGGGCCTCCGCGTGATACTGGGGTCGAGCAGACAGTCAGCAGAGCGAGAACAGATGGCCGGCAGTAGGCGGGTGGCGCTCAGAGCAACCGGACGGACCTTGGCGTTAGTGGCCGTGCTGGCCGTGTTGCTCGGAAGCGCCTTGGTACTGGTGCCCGTAGCGACCGGGGGCACCGCCGACCCATGCCGGGCCGCCTCAATCGCCTATATCCACCGCGTTCCGCCGCCCCCGGGGACGTTCGTCGCGGCGGGGATGATGATGGAGGAACAGCTTCGCGGCGCCGGGATGCCGGCTTGCTACGTCGCCAGCTTTCAGGAGTTTGCGTACCGGCTTCTCAGCCCAGAGCCACAGTCCCCGACACCAGCCCCTCTGCCGACACCGCAGCAAAGTCCACCCGAACCGTCCGGGCCTGGGCGTTCAGGCTCAGGCTGAAGCTCTGGATGCCCCGCACCCCGGCGACACTGAGGATTTGCGCCCGGAGGACGGCCTCGACCATCTCAGGCCGGCGCCCCTTGCCGAGCACCTCGTCCACATAGGGCACACCGTGGGTAGCATCGAGGAACCATTCGCCCAGCCACGTCCGGAGGCGGATCCCAATAGCCTGAGCCACCCTCTCTGCGCCGTCCAGCGGCAGGAAGGTGGCCCCGCGGGCGGAAGCCCCGAAGACCATGTCCCGGGTGCTAGGGTCGAGCCTGAAGTCGATCATCCATTCGGCGGCATTGTAGTGCCGCCCCCCGTCCCAGTTTCGCCATGGGTGTGGGTGCTGAGGCCGATCCCGGCGCCGACGATCGGGCCAGTCGAGGTGATCTCCCCGGTGACGACAATATCGCCCGTCACCAGCAGGTTTCCCGTCAGCTCAGCAACCCCGCTCGCAAGGAGGCGCAGGGTCGTCGCGCCGTGCCTGATGACGACAGCCTCGGGATCGGCGCCGGTCACGTCCCGGCCGCCGCCAGGGCGCGCTATGCAGTCGGTCATGTCGAACTGCCGCGGGTCGTCAGGAGCGGCATCGTTGCCGGCCAGCCACCCGTCCAGGCTGCGCTGGCTGAACTCGAGCCACACCTGATCGCCAGCCCGGATCGGCATGGTGAAGACGGAGGCGCCAGAGGTCGGCCAAATGACCGGGACCTCGGCAATGGTAGGCGCCGGCAACTCAGTGCCGTCCGCTAGGCGCTTCGGCAGCACCGGCTGCACCACGGCCCGATTTGTGGCGGGGTCGTAGGAGACCACGCGGCCTGGAGCCACGGTGTTCATCTCGCTCATCACCGAGCGGACCGCGCTTTCGAGCGCGTCGGCATAGTCGCTCACCGCGCGCCTCCTGCGTTGCTCTGGCGGTTCTGGGTCTGCGGCTGCGGGCGCTGGTCCCGCCGGTCGGTCTCGGCCTTGGCGGGGTCCACAAGCCGAAGCTCAGTAATCCAGTCCCCGCCATGGGTGTCCCCGATGTGGCGGAGATCCTTGATCGTCAGCACCCCATCCACCCCGCGAGCCGAGAGCTTCACCCGGTCACCGGGCAGTAGGGTCGGCAGGAGCAGCGACTTGACCCGCCAACCATCGAAGCCGCTCTCGGCCTGAACCCGGCGTGGCCTGCGAGTGGCCTCGTCCGTCACCTGCGCCGCAGCCTGCCGGCCCTGGCGCTGCCGCTCGGGGCTGCCAATGAGCCCACTATCGGCAGCCAGGTCGAAGACGGTGCGGTTGGTGTTTCCGCCGCGGCGGATCACCTGCAGCGTGCCTCCCTGAATGGACCAGGAGAGGCCGGCGGCTGCCGTCACCTTGTCCAGCGCGGCGCGCGCCGAGCCGTGAAGCGAAAGCCCGCCAGACCATGTGCGGTTCGGGGCATCGTCTGGCAGGGAGAGCGTCAGGCCCATCTGCTTGGCGAGATCCCGGAGTGCTTGATGGGCCGTGATCCCGGCCGGGTATCCCTTGGTGATGACGCTGTCGCGATAGGTCGCGTTGCCTTCGCCGAGTTCCAGCGTTGTGATCACGTCCGGACCGTCATAGGCCGTCCAGGCAAAGACCACATCCCCGCGGTAAAGCTCGAGCGGCCCCTCTTCCTCCCAATAGCCGGCCTTGAGGACGCAACGGGTGTCCGGCTTCTCAAGGGCAGCCCGCCGATCGGGAGCGAGGTTGTAGATCTCGATCTGGGAGCGGTTGGGCTTCTTCTTGTCGTCCTTCAACACCTCGAAGGTGATCCGGAGGTTGTCGATCTCCACCCCTGTGCCGCCGCCGGGCCCGACGATGAGTGAATAGGCGCGGTCGAAGCGCATCAGACGAGGTCATCCGGCGGGAAGTACCAAAGCCCAGCTTTGCCGCTGGTGAAACTTTCGCGCGTCAGGACGGTGCCGGGAGCGGCGTCCACAATGAACTCGCCCGGGGGCAGGGTATCGCGCCGTACCTGCCGCAGCAGGGGCGACATGGAGACGACCGCGATGCCGGACACCAGAAGGATGTGATCCAGGTTCCGCAGGCTCATGGTCCAGAGCCCGCCTTCCTCGTTCCACGAAAGGCCGACGTGATAGATGGCGCCGTCCAGGTCCGCCTCGATGATCTGGTCGTTTGCGTCGATGACGCCCAGGCGCATCATTGGCCGAACACCCCTGGCAGCAGTTCGCGAAGCTTATCGCGCGTGGCGAAGGCCGGGGAAACTGCGCGGGGAGCCGTGGCTCCCGCCGCCTGAGTGCTGCTCGAGCTGCTCCGCCCTGCCGGCGTGTTGGTGGCGCCAGCCCTACCCTGCGCCGGCTTCGCGGCGGGTTTTTCGGGCACCTCGGCCGTCTTGAGCTTGACCTTGCGGACCTTCATCAGCTCCGCATTGATCTCCAGCCAGTTGCCACCCTTGTCGCCATTGGACCTCACTGCCTTGAGGCGCGTGAAGCCCATTTCCTCGTAGAGCATCTGTCCCGTGCTGACAGTCACCAACGCCCGCGCCTTGTGCATGGAGCGAAGGAGGTCAATCGCATCCACCAGCTTCGTGGCATTGGGGCTGTCTCCCCCGTTCAGCAGTGAGATGGCCGAGGTGACGAAGGCGAAGGCGGTCACGTCGGCCGTGCTCACCAGACCGGATATCCGGATCCGCTCCGGCCCCTGGGTGATGTGGTCGGAAATGACAGTACCGTCCTCCACTGGATAGCGCGTCACCTCCGCCTCAAGCTCGATTTCCTCGCTCACCAGCACGTCGAGAATGAGCCCGCCGAGCTTTGAGCGCCGGTCTTGGAACTGGAGGAAGCTGAACACTAGAAGCCGCCTCCCGTCGTGGATGCACCCTCAGTCCGGGGGATCGCCATCAGCAGGTCCCGGGCCGCCTGACCTGCGCCGAGGCGGATATCATCAGTCCCGCGGGAGACGCCGCGCTCGGCCGCTCCGGCGATCTCTGCGCCGGACGTCCCAGTCGCGGTCACTGTCGTGTTGTTGTTGAAAGTGTTGTTCTGGTTCAGCGTGACCGGCCCCGAGGCTGGAAGGCCTCGGCTCAGCATGGCGTCGCTCATGCTCTCACCAGGACGCAACGGCCGCATGGTTCCGTCGGCCTGCTCGATCTGCCGACGAAAGCCGAGGGCGCCAAGGCGGTCTGAGAACCAGTTGCGAATGGCGTCGCCCATAGGGACTTGGCCGAACCGCTCCCGCTGATAGTCGCGCCAGCCGTCGCCATGGCTGCGGTCGTCCTGCGGCGGGGGCTGGGCCTCGCCGCGTTGGTCGCCGATGCCGAGCCACTGGCGGAAGGCCGGCGGGAAGTTGGCGAAGGCCTCGCCCGCCCAGTTGCGGAAATACTCCTTGAGCTGGTCCCAGGCTGCCCGGATCTCGTCCGGCGTGCCCGTGAAGAGCTTCTTTACCGCCTCGAGCTGGGGCTGGATCGGCGCCAGCAGATCGTCGACCGAGCCGAACCATTCCCCGAAGAGGGTCTTAGTGTCGGATCCCGATAGCCAGATGAAAAAGTCCTGCAGCAGCAGGCCGACGGCCAGAACCGCCATGAACTTCGCGGCGAGCAGGGCTACACGAGCCAGGACCGCGGTGAGGGCGCCGTTCAGGGCCCATGCCCCCACCGTGACGAACCCAAGGCCAGTCACGACAGCGCCGAGGATCCGCTCAAGCCCGCCGAACTCGTTCACGAAGTCCCGGATCACCGGGATATACCGGCGCCATTCGTCGAACTTGCGGCCAGCCCGCTCGATCAGGTCCGCCAGTTTGGCGGTGATGCCGAACCCCCGTTCAAACTCGGCCAGAAAGCGATCGAAGGCCACCTTGGACCGAGCGGTCGCAAGCCCAACAGTGACCTGCAGGCGTCCAAACTCGTCACGCCCGGCCTTTGCTGCAGCCATGAGAGCCGGGAGGACAGTCTTGGTGGTGAGCTTCCCCTCCGAGCCCATCTCCTTGAGCTTGTCGACCGTAGTCCCAAGGGCCTCCGCGAACCGGCTCACCAAGGCCGGCGGGGCGCCCTCCAGAAAGGCCTTGAGCTCATCCCCGGCAAAGGAGCCGGAGTTCACCGCCTGGCCAAGCTGCAGGAAGATCGAGGACGTCTCCGCTGCAGTAGAGCCCGCGGCAAGAAGCCCCTTCTGGATGCCGTCGATCAGTCCGATCGTGTCGTCCATGGAGTAGCCGGCGCGGGTCATGGCCGGGCTGAACCGCATAAACGCCTTGGAGGTCTCGCCAACCGCGACGCCGGTCTCCCGGGCGCTGGAATAGAGCTTCTCGAAGGCTTCCGATGCCTGCTCAGGGCCCGAAGTGGACGCTCCGAGCCGGTTCATCGTGTTGGTGTAGGCGTCCCCGGCCTCGATGATCTTGTCGATCCCGAAGGCGGCTGCGAAGGATGCGGCAATACCGGCAGCGACGCGGCTGGCCGTGGCAGCGACTTGGTTGAGGCGCTGCTCATAACGGCTCGCCTGGCGATCGTCGTTGCGGAAGGTAAGTAGGGTGGCCAGCTCCCTCACTATCATGGCTTGGCACCCTTCTTCGCCGCAGCGTGCTGCTGTGCCACTTCGTAGTCGAGAAGGGCGTTCAGCTTCATGATGTCGACAAGGTCGCAGACACCGGACTTTACCTCAAAAAGCGTGACCTTCCCGGCATAGATCGGCCGCCAGATGAAGTATTCCGCCTTCAGTTCTGCGCTGAGCTTCCCAGCTGGCTTGCCACCATCTGGGAGAGAGCCGACGAAATGGGGTCTCTCCAGCGCTCGGGAAAATCCTCAAAGTTAAACTTCACGCTTTCGACGCAGAGGTCGAAGAGTTCCGCGACCGAAAAATCGTTGGCCAGGATGTCGTTCCGAGCCAGCCTCTTGGCGTCTCCGCCAGAGATGGACACGGTAACCACATCGTGCGTCAGAAGAAGACGGTCGAGCCAGGCTCGGAACTTTTTGCCGTCCATGTTGCTGGACAGGTCTGCTAAGCCGGACAGAAGCGTCGCAATAGGGTTGCCATTGGTCCCCTTCCCTGCCCCCGCCAGAAGAGGCCCGCCCCAGTCCTTCTGCAAGTCGCCCAGGATTTCCGCGCCGACAAAAGGGTCGAAGCGTCGGATGTAGAACGTGTGCTCGCGGACACGAACCTCGTGGATCTTCACAGGTTACCCCCGATCGTGAAGGTCTCCGGTTCGCCAGTGGCAAGCGTCCACTCACGGGTGCCAGCTTCGCCGCCGAAGGAGACCGACGGCGTCGCGGTGATCCAAGCTTGAGAGGCGGCAAACATCGTCCGACCGGACAGGTCGGACACCATGACGGGGATGACACCACCGCCGCCGGTCACCTTGTCCATCATCATGAAGCCCGACAGCACGTCGTTACTCGGGCTCGTGGCCTGGAGGGTGATGGTCACCGTGTGCATGCGGTTGCTGCTGATGGACCGAGCGATCTCGCCATCTGCGCCGACCGCGGCAGTCACCCGGTCTGCAGAGGGGGCGATCTCGACAAAGGTGTCCTCGGCGAGCCCCGTCAGCGGAATGCCCCCAACAATCAGGAGCACCCGCTCAGAGGCATAGGTGCGAACTTCGGATGCCATGGTTCAGGGCCCTCAGCCGATGTTGTCGTAGGTCAGGGAGCCGCGGATCTCGACGGCGTGGATGGCACCGGCCAGGCGGGCGGTGAACTTCACGTCGCGCAGGATGCGGGCTGCCACGTCGATGGAGGACACCTGCGAACGGGCCGGCACCGAGACCGTGTAGCTCGGGATAATGCGGTTCGGGACGTCCGCGTCGGGCATCGGAGGGGCAATGCCACCGCGCCGGACGCCCAAGTCCAGCGCCGCGCGCATGGCCTGGCTGATGATTGCGATGCCAGCGTCGGTGTAAGGAACCTTTTCGAGGTTCACCATGGCCACGAAGACCCGGTCTCGGATCTCCTGGCATAGCCAGTCGCGGAAGCGAATGATGTCGATCCACTCACCGCCGGCCACCTTGCCGTTCTGGGTGATGGCGTTTGTCCGCTCGAACGGCTCGAAGGTGTTGCCGTTCTTGGCGAAGATGAAGGTGGCGGCGCCTTCCGTCAGGGCGGGTGCCGTCACACCAGAGAGGCGCTTGAGGGCCCAGGTCTCGCCACCCGGCAGGATCGTGAAGCAGCGCGCCGCAGCAGCTACCTCAGGGAACTGCGTGGCGTCCGCATGATACCACCAGGCCGTCCGGTAGAAGTTGCCGGTCTTGAGGGCTGAGCCGTCATCGTCCGTGGCCGAGGTGGGTGCATCCGCGTCCGTGACCACCGCCAGGAACAGCTTCTCGTTCGCCTCGGCCCAAGCCGCGATGAGGGGCAGGTCGGCCGGCGTGTGGGTCACCTCGGCCACGCCGTACCAGTCGTTGTTCGCGGCCTTGATGGCGGCCAGAGCAGTGGCTGCGGCCTCGGCGGTGTTGCGGCGGCCAATGAAGACGCGGGACGGGCCCGGGATCTGGCTGAATGCGGCCAGTGCGGCCCGATAGACGGCGCTGCTGGTGGTCAGCCCCGTAAAGGGCGCTTCCAGAAGCTGGTCGGCCTCGGTGATGATCTGGATGCGCGGATCGTTCGTGGCGCCGTAGGTCGCCAGAAGCAGGAGGTCGCTGAAGGTCTGCTGCTGGACACCCGTGGTGGCCAGGCTGATCTGGACGTTAACGATGCGGTCAATTTGGGCCACGGGGCTGCTCCGTTACGGTGAGGGTGGCGGCGTGGCCGCGTCGGGCATGGAGATGACGTGTTGGTGGCCGGTATCGCCCCCGACCGGGCATTCAAGGACGACGTGCTCGATGAGGCCGACGTTGTCGGCGACTTCGCCGAGCGCGTAGCCGGTGAACTCCAGCAGGGCGCGCTCCTCGCGCTGGCTGGCGTTCAGGAGGGCGGTGAGGTCTCGGACGTCCTCAACAGAGGCGAGCGAGATCCCGCATTGTTCGGCCCGAAGCGTCTGCGAAGGGACGCGCATGCGAACCGACAGGGTCTGGGCCAGGGCGATCGCGTCCTTGCCGAAGCAGGCCACCTCGCAGCGGATCAGGCGGTGTTCGCGGAAGGTCGCGATGCCATTCGCGTCGGGCAGGGTTTCGACCAGCTTCGCTGAGCTGGCGCCTCGCACCTTGACCGTAAAATAGGGCTTCTCTGGCCGGGGGCCGTTCTGGTCTGCCCAGATGATCATCCTGGGTTCAGCGATCGGGAGCAGGAAGTCCATTAGGGCAGGGATCAACTGACGACCTCCCCATCCTCGGCTTCAATCTCGCGCGCCAGCAGGTACCGGCTGTGGCTGACCGGGCTGCCGAGGATGTTCCGGACGTGCCGGCCGATGACGAGCCAGTAGCGTTCCTCGTGCAGCACCAAGTCGCCCGGCAGGTTGGTGTCCTCGCCAGCCACGTTCAGCGGGTTCTCGACAGGGCCGTAGGCCCGCAGGAGGCCCGCGAGGCGGCGGCCCTCGGAATTGGCCTGGAGACGCTCGTAATCGCCCGGTGTGGCGGGCTGGATGCCCAGGAGGACCGTCTCCGGCAGGGGTTCAGCGGAGGGCTCCCAGACGCCGCGGACGTATTCGCCCGCCCGGCGGCGCACCACCGGGGTCGGCTTGCGGAAGGGGCTCACCGCCTGATCTTCTCGTAGTCGATCGCCCCGACGAGCATGCCGTCATCGACCAGAGGCACGCTGGAGCCCTTGGCAGCAATGGTCGGCTTGGCATTGGGGACAGCCCAGGAGGGCGACTGCCGGATCGTCCGGCGCAGGGCCGCCTGGTACCAGAGCCCGACCGCCTCCAGCACGTTGTCCACGGCCATGCGTCCCTCCAGCAGGGGGCCGACCAGCCGCCGCACATAGGCGCGGGCGTTGTTCTCCTGGGTGTCGGCCGTGTGCCGCATGAAAGGCCGGGCCGGGATTGTCTCCGTGCCGAACTCGTTCAGGGCCGCATAGTCCACGATCTGCACGCCGTCGTTGGCAGGGCCGGCACGAAGCCCGACCTTCACCTGACTGCGGCTCAACTCGCGCATCTGGCCCCGGATACGGTTCCAGCCGCGGTCGGAGATAATGACATCGCGGGGCATGGGGTCAGCCGAACCGGGTGACGATCGCGCCCGCGCGGACGCACACGTCGTTCATGGCCTTCCAGGCCGCATAGGGACCGGAGGGGCCATCGCCGGAAGAGGAGCCGCCGTAGGTGATTTCCACGTCGCCCTCCTTCCAGCGGGTGACCGTGCCCGCGTCCGAGGAGCCGCCCCGCTGGGAAAGCAGGTAGGCCGCATAGTGAGCCTGGGCGAGGTTCTGGCGATCCTCCCCAAGGCAGCGCGGTCGATAATCCTGGGCCACAGTCAGGGCCCAAGCCTGCACGTCGGCCGCCAGCCCCGCCACGAGCGCGGGATACGCCATGGCAAGGTGTTCGGCCGGCGTCATGGTCAGGACTTCTTGCCGACCTTAAAGCCCTCGGCGTAGCCGCGGTCATACTCAGCCTTAAGCGCAGCCTTCCGCTCCTCCTCAGCCTTGGCATCAGCCTCGGATCGAGCGGTCGCCTCGTCTTCCGGCTTGCCGTAGACGAGATCCCCACTGTCGAACATGGCTTTAGTCGCCGGCTCGTCCGCCTTGAACAGATCGACATCCAGCGTCTGCCCGGGCTGGATGACCTGCTGGCCAATGATCGGCTTCCCGTCCTCACCTTTACCGGTGACGACATTCAACAGCCGCGGTCCGGCGGCCTTACTCGTGATCTCGGTCATTGGCTCAGATCCCGTCCAGGTAACGCATGGCGGTCGGACGCTTCACGTCCACGCCACCAAGCCGGAAGATGCCCGGGACCTCATAGGTCATCGGGCCGGAGCGCCAGACCGGGAGGAACCGGAACGGCATCGGCATGTACATCTTCAGCACGCCAGGATCGCGGCGATAGGCGACCATACGCGCCGTGCCACCGGAGCCCGCCGTCTCGAGGCCACGGAGGCCGCGGATGGTGAGCGCGCGGCCCGTCTCCAGCGTGAAGATGTTCTTCTGCTGGATCCAGTCCATGATGGTCAGGGAGGCATCCTGATCCGTCACACGGCGCTGAGACAAGGCCACGATAGTGCTGTAGGGCAGCAGCAGCGTGTCGGCCATCTCGACATAGAGCGAGCCCGTCCACATGCCGGTCAGCGTGCCATTCACGTCGGCCAGCACCTGGTCGGCGGTCTTGGTCGAGAACGTGGTGGTGCTGCCAGTGCCAGTCGCCGGGGCAGTGCCAGAGGTGACCGAGGCATTGTTGATCAAGCCGGTGTAGCCGGCAGAGGCATCGCCGAACAGCGCAACCCGGTCGATGAACTCCTCGGCAGCCCGCTGAGCAGCCGCTGCCTTGTCCGCCTGAAGAGGCTGGCCAAGCATCTGCGCCTGGGCTAGCTCCTCATCGTCGTACTCGTAGCCGATGGCCGCCATCTTGACGCCGGTCTCGGCCTTCGTACGGACGACATCGGCGTGGGGGACATCCTGCGCGCGGCCGGCAAACCACTGGGCTCGGCCCACGCGATCGGACGAGAAGTAGGTCACGGACTTGACCCACTCCGGGCCGGTCGTATCCACAGGGATCAGCCCCGGATAGCGGATATCCGGGTACTGGATCGCATACACCTCGCGTTCGATGCGCGAGACCTGATTGACCAGGAAGCCCAGGGTGACCTGAGCATCAAAGCGATAGGCGTTCATGCTTTCGGCCCTCCTCAGCCGAGGCGCAGCTTGACGAGCGCGCCAGAGGCGGCCGTGCTTTCGAAGACGCCGACACGGGTGTTGTCCGTGGCGACATTGGTGAAGACGCCCGTGGCAGGCACAACGAAGGCGGCATCACCAGCGGCGACGTTCACGCTAGCAAGGACCGCGATAGGGCCGGAGTAGCGGACATTCATCTCCGCATACTGCGGATAGATGTCAGGGGTCGCGGCGGCCTGGGTCTTGGTGGCCTCGGCCACACCGACGAACTTGGCGCTCGCAGCGCCAAGCTTGCCCTGATCGTCCCGCGTGCCCTGGAACACAGCCTTGCCGAAGCCAATGCCGCCACTCGGCTCGACCATCATCGAACGGGTGCCGTGAGGCTTGCTGTCGTAGGTGAAGCCCTCATAGAGGGCCGGCATCTCACCGAGATAGCTGGACTGCAGCGTGGGCATCAGACGGCCTCCTTCCAGGCGGTAGAGAGACGCGCCACCTTGCCCGCGAAGGGATCGGCGTCGTCAGCACGGGGGGCGGGATTGGGATTGCCGCCGTTCATGGCGATGCGCTGCCCGGCCGTTGCCGCCTGGCGAGCGGTGTGCTCGTCAAGCGCAAGCTCGAACGCTGCGTCGATGTAGGCGTCTGAGCGCGAGGAAAGGTCGCGGCCGTCGGCACGGACCTTACCGATGACCGCCTCGCGGATGGCGCGGTCAGATGCATCGGCCTTGACCTCAAGCCCAAGCTCCCTGGCCTTGCCCTCCAGATCCAGGCGAGCCTTGGCTTGCTCGAGCGCATCCTTGCGGATCTGCGCCTTCTCTGCCTCGGCCGCGTCTAGCTTGGCCTGGAGCGTGTCGCGCTGAGCCTCTGCGGCATCAGCGCGGGCCGTAGCAGCAGCAGTCGCGTCACGAGCTGCCTGTATGGCCTCGTCGTGTCGCTCCAGGGCGCGCTTCACCTCCGGCGCCGCTTGGTATTCAAGCCCGTCCAGACGGACGGACACCAGCTTGTCAGTCATGCTTGCGTCCTTCTCGACGGGCTCCGATGCCGCGTCATCATGATCGAGGCGGAGCCTCGCATTGCCGGCGCGTCCCCGATGGACGACCGCAATATGGTTCACCCGGATGTTTCGCTGGACCGCGTCGTAGCTCTGGCCGTCGATCTCGCCGGGAGTTTCGTCGAGCTCCACCCGATAGCCGAGGGATAGCTCGCGGTTAGGCCCCATGGCCTTGGGGTTGTGGATGACCACGTCAGCCAGGACGTTGCCGTCCTGCTGGATGCCGGGGCTGAGGGACGAGCCGATAATGGCCGCCGGGCTCTCCGCTGTGACGACGCCGGGGTGGCCATTGGTCACCGGCACCGCGTGCAGGCTCGCCAGGGCGTCGGCGTGGAAGACTTCCTCGGGCGGTCGGTACTCGCGGCGGATGGTGCCGTCGGCGCGACGGTATTCCTGGATGCCTGTGCGGGCCACCACGGGGCGGTCGCGTATCCAGCCCTCCGGCGTCACATGGGCGCCAGAGAGGGAGACGAAGTCGAAGCGAAGCATGGTAGAATGTCTCCGCTCACTAGCAGCGAATTACTTCACTGAGGAGATGGACGTGAACAAAGCTGAGATTGAAGGCGGCGTGCAGCGCGCCTCCGCCGAGACCACCGAGATGGACCTCGCGGTCTTGAACACCGTCGTCGCGTCACTTCTCAGGCAAAGCTCTCCGGAAGTTCGCGATGGCGTTCTGAATGACGTCGGGAAGTTTCTGGAAGGTCTTTCACCCGACACACGGCGCTCGGCTGCGGAGAGCTGGAAGTTTCTCCGCGGGAAGACCGGCTCCTAACCCAGAAGCCGCACCTCGGTCTCGGTCATCTCGGGCAGGATCGGATCGGCGTAGCAGCGGCACCGGATCGGAGAGCCCGGATGCCCGATGGCCGGCGCCTTCTTCCAGGAGAAGGTCTTGCCATTCAGCGCGCGGTGCTCTTCCCGAACCCGCTCGTCTCCGACAGTGCGCCAGATGTACGAGGTGACCCCGATGCCGACCTGCCGGTACTGCGCGAGCTGTCCGGTCAGCTTCCCGACCTGGTCGCGGGCGATCAGTTCCGCCCTGGCGTCGCCCACATCGCAGCGTTCCCGGACGATCGCCTTCAGGTCCCGCAGGCTCGTGCCCTGCGTCATGGCTTGGCTCATCTGGGTCCGGATCTGACCAACGATGGTCTCAGGAACCGATCGGATCAGGCCTAGGTTTTGTTGCTCCCATCCGCTCATCAGGTCGGCCAGCCAGGGCTCGCCGCGGACGATGTCCACGCCATAGCTCTCGCGGACGAAGCGCCGCCACTCGGAGCGGGTGAGGCCGGCCGCGTTCTGCCCGGCGAGGGCCATGGCAGCCTCAGCGTTACGCAGGCTGATCGAGGCCCCCTCGATGATCATCTCCAGCAAGGACCGCAGGATCGCCGCCCACCCGGTGGGCTGCCCAACAGGACCGTCGTCGTCCGGCCGGAAGATCGCGGCTGTGTCGATCATCTGATGGCCGCGAGCGTCAATCTGTGCCCGAAGTGCGGTCCGAAGGTCCGCCACAAGCTGGCGGAGCGCCTTCCGGTAGGCGATCTCAGCGGCAAAGGGGTATCGCTGAGGGAGAGGCCTACGCTTCAGGCGGTTCATCGTCGTCGGGCAACGTGTTCAGCGCCGGTCCGTCGCCCACCTGATACTCAGGCCACGTCGCAGCGACGAACTTCCGCCCTTCATCCGCCATAACCACTTGCCTATCCAGCAGCGCCGTCAGTGCCTCAATTGACGTCTTGCGAGCCGTGGCGCGGACGTTTTCCGCGTCGGCCACTTCCTTCTCACTCGGCGACCAGAGCGGGTTGAACGTGATCCGCCAGCCTTCAGGCTCACGCGCGCGCACCTCGGATTGTGCCCAGATAAGCGACACCAGCCGCTCCAGCGCGGGACGGAGCGAACGCTCCTGCACCTGCCGGACCCGGCCGTGATAGATGCCCTGCTCGCCGCTGCCGCTGTTCCCCAGGCCCGACAGCCCCTCGCCGAACAGGATCGGAACCGGAATGCCGGAGGAGGCGGAAAGAGCGATGCGAAAGCCGTTCAGAAGGGCGTCGATGCCGCTGACGGAGGCGTCGAGAACCGAATACTTGTCCTTTCCGTCGACCGCGATGGTAGTGAAGACCCCGCGGGTCATGTCCACTACCCGAAGGCGGTCGGCAACAATGCGCTCGCCCACACCATCCGGCAGAGCGAGCGTCTCAGCCAGCCCCTCCATCTGATGCACCGGCTGCTGCTTGCGCTCTAGGATTGCGCGCGTCAGGCCGAGGGCATCCCGGTAGCGGGTCAAGTCACCCTCACATCCAACCAGAGCGGAGCGCCCCATCCACGAGATTTCTGGCGCCAGTAGGGCGTCGTCGGGAACTGGCTCTCCGGATAGACGCAGGAGGCGTGTCTCATGAACCTCGAAAGACTGTCCCTGACGAGGCTGAATACGGTAGAGCGTCGGCTCGCCGTAGTTGATCTGATTGGGGTCGGTATATCGCTCCCTCCCCGCCGATAGGGCGGAAGCGACATAGGGCTTCAGATCGTTAATCCGGCGCAGGCGGGCTACATTCAGTGGCTGATCAAGCGACAGGCCATCATCAGCCAGCAGAAGAACCGCCGCAGCGCCGTGCAGGCGCGACCAGCGCAGCCCATCCGTCAGAACCTGTATTGCGTCCAGGCGGTCAATCTCATTTAGGACGGTCTCGTCCTCGTCGCCTTCGACCACAAAGCCGCGCGAGAGAGCGTCCTCGGCCGGACGATCCACGATCAGCGCGGCAAGCCCGTCCGTGGCATACATCTGCGCAACAGACAGCACGCCGGGGGGCACTCCGGGCACAGTCCCGAAGGACATGCGCCCCTCAACTGCCGAGTTGATGGCGCCCATCATCCCGTCTTGGCGGAATGCAGTCACGACGCCAAGGCCCGCATGCGCTCAACGCCGCTCGGCTCGCCCAGCATCAGTTCCGTCAGAGCCCAGATCGCGGCGTCTGCCCGGTCAGGCGACTTCGCGCCCTGGTAGCCCGAAGAGGAGAAGGCCAGGAGCTGCTCTTCCATGTCTGGCATCGCCTCCAGGTGCTTCACCTTGCCTTGCTCGTAGAGCGCCGCGACCGGCTCGGCCCGCTGGACCTTGCCGCGCGAGGCAGTCACCAACTTGATCGGCACGTTCGGCCGGATGGCTCGTATGGTGCTTTCCACCATGGCGCCGCCGAAGTTCCGCTCGGCCACGATGCAGTCGGCTCGGCGTTCGTCGTAGAGCCGCAGCGCGGCCTTCGCCCACCCGTGCGGGCCGTCACGAAGCGAACCGTCCCTGAGCACGTACCCCATGCCGTCCAGCCCGCGGCCGGCCGCCACGATGCCGATCTCGTCCGACCGCCAGTCCTCAGGACCAGAGCAACCGGACGGGTCCACCGCGATCACCACCCTCTGCATCGTGGGCAACTGGTTCTCGGATACCCGCCCGATGCGCTCGAGCGTCCAGAGCGCGCCATCCACCTGCGAGAGGTACTCGCCCTCCAGGAACCGGCGCCGCTCCTTCTCAGGCAGGGCGGCCAGCATCGCGAGGTAGGTGGGCGGAAGGTTGTCCGTGTTGTCTGCGGGATTGATCCGCATTGATGCGTAGAGGTGCGGGTCGGCCAGTTTCTTGCCGCTGCTGGGTTCTAGCCCGAGTTCGAAGAGGCGATAGGTCCAGTGACCCACCGTGGGCGGGTTAGCGTCGTAGTAGGCCTTCAGCGCCAGCCCGGAGTTCTGCGCTAGGCGGGTGATGGCCATGTTCCGGGCCGCGTAGGAGAGCTGCGAGCACTCGTTCAGGTAGATGGTGGAGTGCTCCTGCCCGAGGATGCGCTCCGTCCGTTCCTTGTCGTCCAGGCCGCCGAACAGGATCTGCGACCCGTTGGGGAAGGTCGCGAACCAGTCCG